CCAGACGTTTTAATCAGGGTGGCTGGTCAAATAGCAGAACTTCAACCACAGCCCGAGGATCTCGAAAAAAACTAACAGACGATCATGCTCTACTTTTCTGCTATCAGTTAGCGGAACATCTACACAAAACAGTAGATGAGATATTACAGATGGGCGTGGTCGAGTATCAGGGCTGGATTGCATATTTTGAGGTGAAAGAACGTGGCAATAAGTCCAGTTAATATTCCAATAACGGCGAATGATAAGACCGCCGCAGCGTTTAAGTCAGTCAGCAAACGGCTTTCATCGTTAAATAAATCAATCGGTGCATCAGTAACTAAAGTTGCGAAAATCGGAACTGCTTTTGCGGCTGCTGGTGTTGCGTCTAGTGTTGCCTTGACCAAAGCGTCAATAGTTTCAATTGATTCTTTGGCTAAAACGGCTGACAAGATTGGTGCAACTACCGAAGCATTGAGTGGCTTGCGTCATGCGGCAGAATTGACTGGGGTAAGCTCTGTGACGTTAGATATGGCGATGCAGAGGCTTACTCGTCGCGTATCAGAAGCAGCTAACGGGACAGGAGAAGCGAAAGACGCTTTGATTGAACTCGGTATACCAGCCGCATCTTTGGAAAAATTGCCTTTAGACAAGCAGATGGAAGTTATTGCTGAAGCAATGAATGGCGTCAAAAGCCAATCAGACAAAGTGCGCTTGGCCATGAAATTGTTTGATTCAGAAGGCGTTGCATTAGTTAATACTTTAGCTGGTGGGTCTTCTGGCCTTCAGGAGATGGCAGCGGAAGCTGATTACCTTGGGGTAAGTATTAGTCGCGTTGATGCTGCAAAAATTGAACTTGCAAACAATGCTGTAACAAGAGCCAAAGCCGTATTCACGGGTCTAGGCAATCAACTAGCAACATCGTTTAGCCCGTTAATTATGGCGGTCGCTGACAATTTTAGACAAGCAGCTTTAGACAACGAAGACTTCGGGAGCATAGGTGAACGAGTTGTAAGTGCTTTGCTGTCAGGATATGGCAAGTTTGCAGATGCAATCTTTTTTCTGCAATTAGGTTTTTCTCAACTCAAAGTCAAAATGCTAGAAATGGCAAAAGTAGTTGTGGACAGGATTGATCCTGTTTTTACTTTTATCATGGACAAGTACAACAAAATGGCTTCGGTCTTCGGTATGGACTTGGTTGATACTGGAACGATGTCAGCAATGTCTGCTGGTCTTTCAGAATCGATCGGGGCGGCTATTGATAACGTCAGCACGATGATGTCGCAACCATTGCCATCTGTCGGCATTCAGGCAACCTTTGACGAAATCGTTGAATCAAGCAGAAGGATGGCTGAAGAAATTGCCAATAATTCACCTGCCAAAGTAATGCTTGATGATGCAAATGAGAATGGCGGCGCTTTGCTAGAAAAGCTGACATTCTTTCAAGAACAAGCAGCAGCAGGAGCAAAGAAGCGAAAAGAATTTGAAATGAAATCTGCCACGGCTCAGACAGCCCATGTTATTGGTGAGCTAGGCAATCAGTTTTCAGGAATTGCGTCCAATAACAAAAAGCTGTTCAAATTAAACAAAGCCTTTCAGATAGCGCAAGCAATCATGCAGACTTATCAGGGTGCAACGCTTGCAATGTCAAGCTATCCGCCACCTTTAAATTTTGTAATGGCTGCCGCTACGGTTGCTTCTGGATTGGGTCAAGTCGCACAGATTCGAGCACAATCGTTTGATGGTGGTGGTTTTACTGGCAGAGGATCAAGATCTGGCGGCATGGACGGGAAAGGTGGTTTTCCTGCGATGCTCCACCCGAATGAAACTGTCATTGATCACACCAAAGGTCAAGCTGGTGGAATCACTGTCATTAATAACATAGACGCAACTGGCGCTGGGGCTGATGTAGATATGAAGATCCGCGCAGCAATGCAGCAGACTTCACAACAAACTATCATGAGCATACAAGATCTGATGCGGCGCAGAAGGTTCGGGTAATGACGACTTACACATTTCCAAGCATAACTCCATCCTCAAACACTTTTGAGCTGGTAACGAACACCAGGACGTTTCAAAGCCCGTTGACTAACTCAGTCCAGACGGTAGCTAGGAAAGGATCGTTGTGGAAGGCTTCGCTTCAGTTCAACAACTTGACGGGTGATGATCGGGCAGAGATGCAAGCGTTCTTGACTAAGTTAAACGGTCAGCAACACAGGTTCTATTTGCCTGATCACGGGTTTGTTCGTCGCGGTAATGCGCCAGCGGTCAGTGATGCTATCGTTGTCAATGGAGCGGGTCAGACTGGCTCAACGCTTAACGTCAGAGATGCAAATTTGACGGTGACAGACTATTTTAAGGCTGGTGATTACATAGCGTTCAATAATGAGCTTCACATGGTGACAGCAGCTTGCAGCTCAACAGGAACGGGTACAATTGCGGTTCCGATTGCGCCACCGCTGAGAAAGCCTACCGATGACGGCGATGCCATAGATTACCTTTATCCTGTTCTTGGTGTCTTCATGCTCGCAGGATCTACGTCTTGGGATACACAAGCAGGACGAGTTTCAAACTTCACCATTGAGGCTGTGGAGGATGTTCTAGCATGAGCCGAGGATTTCCCGCAGCAGTAGCGACAGCTTTAGCACAACAACACGTTGCGATTGTGTCTTTTGCTAAGTTAGAGTTTCCGTCTGGGACTATTTACGTTCACAACTCATTAGGAACGTATACTTGGGGCGGTCAAGACTGGTTGGGTGTTGGCGACCTTGGATCTATTTCGCAGGTAGAAGAAGGTCTGGATGTTAGTCCGTACGCTATTACGCTCACTTTAAGCGGATTAGACGCAACGATATCAGGGGCGGCTTTAACCGAAGACTACTACTTACATCCTGTTACGGTTTACCTTGGTGTCTTGGACGCTGACGATGTTTTGATTGCCGATCCTACCCAAATTTGGGCGGGGTTCATGGATCAAATGAATGTGTCAATCGGTGCCGATGGTGGCGATGCCATTCAGTTAATCGCTGAGTCCGAGCTGTCACGGTTCAACAAGTCTTTAAATCTGATGTATACCAACGCAGCTCAGCAGGAGAAGTCTTCTGGCGATCTATTCTTTAGTCACATGCACAAGATTGAAGGCGCCAAGATTGATTGGGGAGCTAAAGGAACTGGTAGCGTTGGCGGTACTGGAACGCCAAGAGGCCCAGAAGATCGTCAACCTCAATATATGCGCTAATGATCTTGCAAGTCTATCAAGCGTTGAATAAGTGGGAAAAGAAAGACTTTGATTATGGTTCTGTAGATTGCTGTCAGTTCGCTGGTTTCATAGTAAAAGAATTAACAGGCAAAGACTATCTTGCCGATTTCCACTATAATTCTGAGGAAGACGCTGAATCTATCATTAAGGATTTTGGCGACTTGGAAGACACTGCTGCAAGCGTTTTAGGCGATCCCACGGAAGACATTAGATCGTTGCCAGATGGTTCGCCAGTTATCGTAAAAACGCCAGATGGGCAGCTAATGGGCATTAGGCTGGGTAATACAGCGGTTTGCCTAGTTAAGTCAGGATTCGCTAGGATTCCTGAACAATATATTGCATCAGGTTGGGATTTATGGGGCCATTAGTACCAATTTTAGCAACTATCGGGTATGCAGCAGCATCAATGGCTGCGGTTATTGGAATCGGTGGTGGTATAGCGGCAGGTGCGCTTGGAACTGCTGTAGCAGTCGGTGCTGCTGTTGTTGTCGGCGGAGCTATTGTTGCTAAAAAAGCAATGTCGCTTTTTGAAGTAGAAATGCCGACTGTCGATACCGACAGGTCACGACAGGCCACAATTAGATCAACCACAGAACCACAAAAGATAATCTACGGTGAGGCATTAGTATCTGGCCCGATTTCTTTTATCGGGTTATCGGGCACCGATAACTCTGACCTTTATCAAACCATTGTTCTAGCAGGGCATGAAGTAACAGATATTACCGACATCCACATGGATGACGTTGTTATTACTGACTCGCAGATAAACGGTGGATCTACTGCTGGCGGAAGTGTTACTGCTGGGACGTTTGGGCCTAAGAACTCAAACACCATTTGCGTAATTAACAAGCACTTAGGTGAAGCATCTCAAACAGCAGACGTTTTATTGACAGCGCCGTTTGCTAATTATACTGCGGATCACCGTGGTGACGGCATTGCTTATCTAGCAATGAAATGGGTCTTGAACGAAGACTCAGCGGAAACTTGGGATAAATTTACGCCGCAAAATGTTAAAGCATTGGTAAAAGGTAAGCCCGTTTATGACCCACGGTTAGATACTGGTGCGCCAAACTACAATCCTTTAGATCAGCTTTTCATCACATACAATGCAACCGCTGGAAGTTATGTCGGTCAAGGCCAGAACCCTGCTTTAGTCTTAGCTGACTATCTTATTTCTGATCTTGGAATGGGGATAAGCCCGTCTAAGATTGACTGGAGTTCGTTCATAACGGCGGCAAATGGTTGTGATGTATCGGTATCTGTTCCTGGCGGTACGGAAAAGCGCTTTACTTGTAACGGCGTAATCTTTGCAACTGACTCACATCAAAAGAATATAAACAAGATCCTGTCATCAATGAACGGCAACCTTGTTTACTCTAACGGTAAGTACATTGTTCACGCTGGAATTTATGAGGCTCCGACCGAGACTTTGACAGAAGATGATTTGATCGGTGCTATCTCAATCAGGACTTCTCTGGAAAGATCAGACCGATTTAACACGATCAAAGGTCTGTTTATTGATCCCGCCCAGAATCACAAGTCAAGCGAGTTTCCTAAAGTTCAGTTAGCTGACGCTGTTGCCAGAGATAACGGGGAAATACTGGAAAAAGAAGTCCAGTATCCCATGACAAACTCAAGCTATATGGCTCAGAGATTGTCTAACAAATTAATTCAATTAAGCGATCAGCAGAAGGTCGTTAGCTTCCCAGCGAATCTATCCGCTTTGAGAATCACTGCAGGTGATCGGGTTCAAGTATCTGTTGAAGAATTGAACTGGTCAAACAAGGTCTTTCAGTGTGCTGGCTGGACGTTCTCAGAAGATGGTGGCGTTAATCTAACTTTGCGGGAAGACTCAAGCACATCCTACGCCGATCCAGCAGTCAACGAGTATTCCACCGTTACGGCTACAGGAGATATCACAGACGCATTCAGGGGTGTGCCTAGTCCTTCTGGATTGAGTGCTACGGCAGGATTAAAAAGCAATGAGCTGAACTGGGTCAATCCTGGCAAGCCTAACGACTTCAGTACGATTTACGTCTACGCATCACCTAATGGCAATTTCTCATCAGCGGTCAAGATCGGAGAAACCGATGGGACGCAATTTATCCATGACGCATCTAACTCTGCCGATTCGGTTGTGTCTGGTGACGTTCGTTATTACTGGGTTCGGGCTGTTAGGAATGTCGGAACAGACGCAGCGAGTCGGTCTAACTTAGAGCCTAATGCCGATCCTAATACCACGGTTTTCGCTACAGTTGGACGGGTAAATTGGGCTGATGTTGCTGGGTCTACAAATGCACCAGCGGATAACGCAACAGTAGGAGCGCAGTTATCAGTCAATCTTTATGACGTTAACGGCACAACAGTTTTAGGCGATGTTGACGTTAAGAACTCAATCCTAGCGCAAGAAATCTTGGAAGTAGAAGTTGAGTCTGGCGAAGTGCTTAACTTGGAGACAGGCCAAGACGTTGATATCCAGAACCTTGGTGATGTGGCGATCTACGTTTCAAATTCTAATCAGACTTTAAACACGTCAATCAATACTGTTGCAAATAATTTAAGCGCACTAGAAACAGTTGTCGTTGATTTAACGTCAGGTGTTTCTGAGGTCTTTATTCAAGCTACAGCACCCGTTGCTGGTGTTGGCGGTATTCCAGATCCTATACCTGACTTTTCGCGCTGGTATGACAGTTCAAATAACAATCAGCCTTATTACTGGGACGGAAGTGCGTGGCAAGATCTGCGGGACGGTCAAACAACCCAGAACGCAGCCGCAATTACGAATCTACAAACGTCTCTGACGACGACCAATTCAAACGTCACAACTAACGCAAGTGCTATCACGGTATTAGATGCGACCTCGGTTACACAAGGCAATTCTATAACGTCAATTACTTCTGATGTTACAGCGTTAGAAACCACGGTCAACGATCCAAGCACAGGCGTTGCTGCAACATCAACGGCCTTGGGAAATCTGACCACACGGGTAAC